CTTCTTTGTATAGGACGATTCTGCTTTGCTATCCTACACCGTTTGGTGACTGTGATAGTAGAAGCACAGGATGAATCCATTCCTGTTTGCTTACTCCAGGTTCACAAAGGTGGCTTGGACATTGCAAAGTTTCGAACGTCTTGGGAACCTCCGGCTGGGAAGCCGGAGGCCTATACAATGCGGCATAGATGACCGCGACGAACTGTTTAGCTTAGGCGAAACAGGTCGGTATTCGTACTAAAGACTACGGGTATCATCTCCTTTCTGGTGCTCTGCACCTTTGATCTTAGAGGTGTAACATGAGGAAGCGAAAAGCACTACCCCCGCCACGTCCACGCACAAGAAAGCGTCTTAATTGTACGCGTCTTGTTAATGCGGGTGTCTACTACTGGGTCAACAATGGCGTCCAGGGAACTGTAACAAATGTCCCTGCCGCCGTAACCCTTTGTGAACACCAAACGGACGATATCGTCACACCTGGCTACAAGCAACTTGTGGCCGCCGGTCAATTGATTAATAACCGGTATACCAGTGTGAAGAGAAGTTTGACGGGTGGTGATAACGGAGATATCCAAGTCGAATGGAAAAGCGGCTCGTTACAAGCTAACTTATTTGTAACGGGATTCGCGTTCCGAGACGGCTGTGGGATATTATCGGGGGGTGCAACGCCCCCTCTCCCTAATCGGTCCAATATCACCGGGTATGTACAGACGAAGGCCTTATCTGGCGTTGAGGCTGCCAGCTTGCAGACCGGCGTGGCAATTGGCGAGTTTCGCAAAACAATGCAGACACTCGTCAGCCCACTTAGGTCCCTCCTACGATGGCATGAAAAAGCCTCCAAGGAGTATGCGCGAGATCTCAAGAATTACGGGCGTAAAGCCCTAGAGACTAAGTCCCGAATCCGTACCGATCGGTACCGGATGAAGGTTCTCCGCGCAAATGCAAAAGGTTTAGACAAGAAAACAAAGTCGCTTTTAGAGCGATACATCAGTAAAGGCGGTGATGCTGCCGATCTGGTGTTGTCCTACAATCTTGGGTGGAAACCCATTTTGATGGACATAGATGCCTTGTTAAATAAGATCCCTTCCCTCGAAGTTACAGAACGCCGCTGGTCCCGCGCAACGCGAGAGCAGGAGACGACCCAAGTGGATTACTCCACAAAGGCGACGGCGTACGGCACGAACAGAATAAAATCGGAAACCAAGACTAAGGTCAAGGTCCGAGCTGGAGTGCTGTACCAGGATAAGTTCGAAGCTTCTCATCACTTTGGTACCCGCTTGTCGGATATACCGGAGACCGTATGGGAACTGATCCCTGGTTCTTTCCTGGTCGACTACGTAGTCAACGTAGGCGACTATCTCGGGGCCCTTCGTGCGCAAGCCTATTCGCAAAACGTCCTCTTCTATACAGCTGAAGAGATCGTGAGTGAGCAGACCCGCACTTGGGAGTCAGTGCAATCCATTATCGCACACCCCGGCGTGAACAACGTCGTTGGTAGTGTGAAAACGTGGATGCCTGGTAACCCTGAGGTCTTGACTTATGAAGCAAAGTCAAGATGGCCGGACAGCTTTGGTCCAACAATTTCGCGAGTGCAGTACAGCCATGAAAGACCGGCTGCTCAACTGCAGAACGTGATGTCGCTTCTAACTAAATCACTGATGAAAATCAGATGATAAACTTTTCCAATTAAGGAGTAAAACCATGGCACTACCCACCGTAAACGCGAAGACCTTTACCTTCGACTCAAACCCGACTCCCGACAGCAGCAAATACGTCGGTGCCGGGCATACAGCCGCGGTCAAGGACTTCATCTCGATTCGTCGCGTGGCACCAAAACCCACGAAGACGTCGAAAGGCGTGATGAAAGAATATCACAAACGCGTGATTTCTGAACTCATCGATGGGGTCTACCAGGATACGATCGTCGAAACGTCGTATTCCATTCCCGTAGGGACCAGTGCGGCAACTGTAACTGCTGCCCGTGCTGACAACGCTGCTTTCGCCACTACCACCGCCGGCATTGCCTTGGTGGAAAAGGCCACGATTAACTTCTGATCGTGAATAAAAAGCGCATTATTCTCGGGGCGTTGCTTCTGGCAACTACCTTGGGTCTTACCCTTCGGCCTGACCTCCTTTGGTTGGGTCTCCCTGTGCAATACTTGGAGAGAATGTATCATGAAAGCGCAACGCTTGAAGATAGATCCGGCCTCGGTTCACACCAAGGCCTTGTCGAAGTTCCTGAATCAGTACTGCCAGGGCTACGGCTGGTACGACCAGATGATGGGATCGATCCGATCCCGGAATTACAGTCATCTGATTAAACTAGCCAAGGATATAGATGCGAATCTACTCCTGGAAATAGCCCTAACTGAAGCAGGCGACACCCCCAGCAGTTGCAAGGGGGACCCGTTGAAGCATTTCGCAACGGTGTCGCAACTAGTTGCAATGATCACCAAGTACCCTTACTCGCCAAAAGAACGGCCCGGGATTGATCCCGATAAAGTCGCTCTTGAAAACCTCCTAAAAGATGAGCGAAGAAACAGAAAGCTCAATCGTATTTTTAGGATGCATATGGCAAGGGGAAACGAGTCAGTGCGCCATCCGGCGCACCTGATCATGCGGAAAAGTATTCAAAGGGTTTTGGGCGAAAGTCCTCCTATTGATGAAATTCTAGCACATTGCAATTTCAGTGCTGGCGCGAATGTTGGTATTAGTGGTAAGGCCACCCACGTTGGGGTAAAACTCACCGGGCCTATCACCATCACGCCTTCATGCGTTGGTTACTTTATCCACTCAATGCGCCACAATCATCAGGCGCAACAAGTCATGTCCAGTCGCTTCGAGCGACGGATGCGGAGATTCAGAGCACACCCTAACGTCGGGATGACGTCGGGCGAAGTAGCCGAGAAGCTCGGACTGGTAACCGTTCAAACAAATGAAATTTGCTGTGTACCAAAGAATAGCGACACCTCAAGGGTGATCGCAAAAGAACCGTTAGGAAATATCTGGGTGCAGTCCGGAGTTGAATACTGGATGAAGCAATAGCTCATCCGTAAACTCAACCTGGATTTGCGCGAACAAGGGATAAATCAGGTAATGGCCCTCGAAGGGTCATACGCTGACTCCCATGATCCGTATGTGACGATCGACGTTAAAAGCGCGTCGAATTCGATCCTAACCCAGCTCGTAAAGTACTTGTTGCCTCGGGAGTGGTTCTCCTTCCTTGATGCAATACGCTCACCTGCAGGGGTCCTTCCTGGTGAAGAAAGAAAAATTCACCGTTGGGAACTCTTTAGCAGTATGGGCAACGTGTTCACGTTTCCACTTGAGACTCTGATTTTCTCCTCCTGCGTAATAGCAGCGTGTAGGATGTGTAACGCCCCCATCGACTTTCGGGTCTACGGGGACGACATTATCTGTCGCCAGAGTGTAGCATTGCTGGTGATAGAGATCCTAAGGAGTTGCGGTTTCCGCATCAACGTCGAGAAGACGCATGTGCATGGACCGTTCAGGGAATCATGTGGGGCGAATTGGTACGAAGGAGCCGACGTTACACCGGTATACTGGCGTGGACGTATTAACTCCCGAAGTGCATTGCATGCAATTCACAATGCACATCATCCTCATGGACCTGTTCAAGAGACATTGCGTACTTTTGATAGGGACATGCCCTGTGTTGTACCTGATGATGCGCAGTACGGTTGGGTAACCGACCAAGCATTTAGGGTGCCACAGGATGTGTGGATGACACATAGAGGGGTTGTCTGGCGACGGGACACTCAAAGTTTCCGTTACCCCATGCTGTTGACCTCTCCTGTGAAGGATGTCAACTTTGGACCGGCCGTTTCTGGCCAAGTCTACAAGCATGCTCGTCAGTTTGCTCTTTTCCGAGGTGCAACATTCGGAAACGAGTTCCTTTTACGGCGTTCCACACACGTGAAGCTTGATCGTGCTAGGACTGATAGCCGCCTAGAATGTGACTACTCAAAAGGTAGAAGCATTGCAACGGTAGCTTGGAACTGGCACGCTGATAGCATACACGCGTACAAACTGCTTACGTACGGTGGCATGCCGCAGCACCGGGCACGAAAGATTGTGTCCGATTGGGCCCGTGCAGGGTAGCACGGGTGTGCTCTTGATTTTCGCTTAACCGC